GCTTCACGACGGCCTCGCGCGACCGGACTGTCGACACCGCGAACCGCGAGACGATGGGGCCGGTTGGGCCGTCGGTCCTGCGGACGTGGCTCGTCGCCGCCAGTATCACTGAGGCACCGTGGCTGGACGGCGACGAAGATCTCGCCGACAAACACGATTACGTCGGCGCACTCCCGCCGGCGTTCAGCGACTGGCTGGACAGCCAGGTGGAGGAGGCCAATGACCTCTCCGAGGGAAACTGAGAGAGCTGCGGCGACTGGCTGCAGGCGAGGGAGCCAATCCCGACCGCGAGGACCTGTTGCGGTACGCCACGGTCGAAGCCATCGACCACGGCCACGATCCGCGCGACGTCCGCCGATGGTCCGAAGGGGACTTGGTCCGGTACGCTCACTACCGGCTGGCCTCCCGGTGACATGGGGTAACACTCAAGCCTCCAGTGTTCGACATGACAGACATGAGCGAGACGCCGAGGCCGAACGAAATGTTCTGCCCGGAGTGTGGCGAGACGACGCCACGGAGCGGCGCCATCTGCGGTCACTGTGGAGCTCCGCTGCAAGGCGGCTCGGGCTCGATCACGCCGCCGGCGAAGTGGGAGGAATGGGGCAAGACCGCCGCGGGGTTCGCGTATTTCCTTACACCAGTCATCTTCGCGCCGGTCGCGTTCTACTGCGGATTCAAGCTCCGGAAGTTCGACGAGGAGCAGGGGACGCGCATCATCGGCTACGCCATCGGCTCGGTCGTCGTCTGGTTACTGCTCATCCAACTCTTTCTGTAGCGGGGGGTGGCCGACGTGTCTGAGTTCGAGAGCGAGGCGTTACTCAACGTCGTCGTTGACCCACAGAGCCTTCGCGAAGCCCGTAACGACGTCGAGCAGTCGCTCGGCAGCGTCTCGGTCGGTGTTGAGAACGGACGTGCGAGAGCGCGCTCGGACGGCGGGACAGCGCTCGCAGGTGCGGGGGCCGTCGAAGAGTTGGGAGATCAGACAGATATACTGGAAGACATCCTCGATGAGTTAGAAACAGCCAACTCAGGACTTATCGGGGGTGGAGGAGGCGGCGGTGGTGGCCTTGGCGTGCCGACTGTCGTCCCTGGTGGCGGCGGCTCGCTCGCGAAAATTCTTCGTCTCGGGGCAGGGGCAACCGCTCTGCCGCTCGCTGGCGCAGGCATCCTCTCAGCAACGCGCGACGACGTCGACGGATTGTCCGAAGGTATCCCGGCTTCGGTGGCTGCCTCACCCCTCTTTTTTGGATCAGCTGTCGCGCAGAGGACTGGAGAGCTTGTTGGCGCCGACGCACCGCCACGGACCGGCGGGAAGAAAACGCTTGCTCCTGGAGTCGAACCATCGGGGTCGCTATTGAGTGGTGACACCACTATCGAAGATCTTCGGAAGCGCTCGAAAGAGCTTCGTGAGTCTGCTGCCGGCGACCGCGGGCTCGAGAACAAACTCCAGTTGGACGTCACCGATAGACAGCTCATCCAGCGCTTGGTTGACCGCGGGAAAATCGAGGCAGACAGTACACTCGCGAGACTCGCGGAGAACGACAACCGCGAGTTTAGCCTCAACGCGGACGACCGCGAACTATTCGAGCGCGTGCTCGTCAGCTCCCGGCAGTCAAACCCGCCGATTGACGTGACCAATACTGACCAGTCCGACTCAAGCACGCCGACGAGCAGCGTTGAGGTCGGACGAATTGCCGACCAACTTCCACCGTCGGTGCGCGACGCCGCGTCGACGTTCCTCGGCGGCGCAGCGCGGCCGTTTGACCTCCCAGCGTCGGGGTCGGGGTCGGGCTCAGACACCCCCCAGCGCGTGACGCTTGATGTCGGGCCGATAGAGCTGCCTGTCGATTCGCGTCGCATCGACCAGAAGATCGATGAGTTGGGGGCGCAGCTGAAGGAGGAAACCAAGCGGGAGATCCGACGCGAGCTCACGACCGATGTTGGAGGGCGGTAACGCATGCTCCAAGGTGCGCGGCTGACGCTTGATGCTGATGTTGACCAGGACGGCGCTGCCGAGACTGGCGTTTTTGACCTATCGAAGAACATAGAAATCACGCCACGAATACGGACTGGAAATCTCATTGCTCAGGCAGGCTCGTCCGCTGGCTCATTCATTGATGTCATAAGCGGGAGCGAGGGCGGTCGTGCCGGGTTCAACCTCGACGCCGGTGGCGGAGCGGCGGCGGTCGACATAACCTTCCGGAATTTCGAGGGCAGCGACGGCCGTTGGGGAAACAACTCGACGAACGACCAAGCAGACGCTGAAGGGGAGCATGTTTTCCGTCAGATGTCGGTTCTCTACCGGTATCTGAATATTGGGACGTACGACTCGCGGTCGCCTGCGACTCTGGAGTGGGGCGAGTACTCCACCAACGGCGTCTACGAGCCAATGCAGGTGACGTTCGAAGAGCCGTCGGTGACGTTCAACGCGGAAGAAGCTGGCTCGAACTCGGTGTACAGCGGAACGATTACAGCTGTCGCGACGCGGTCGTTGGACTCGCTTGTGTCGCAAACCCTCTCGACAAAGTGACCATGCCAGACAAAGAACTCTACGCGCTGATCGTCCCGGAACGGGGCTTGACCGACACGCAAAGTCGCGCCAGCCAACAGCAGGCAATCCAGGCGTTGCTGGGAAGCGACACCGGGAATGTTGAGAGTATCGCCAGCGACCCTGGCGAGCGGCCGGTAACCGTTGAGTACGTCGACGAGTATGCGGAGGTCCGTGCGCAGGAGCTCCGCGAGCTCGCTTCGGGACTGTCTCAACCCCTCCCGTATCACGCCGTCGGCGGACGGTCTCCTGATGACCGGTATGTGACTGTCGCGAGTGGCGATGTGGGGCCGGTGGATCCGCGGTCGGGAAAGGCACAACGAGCGACGATTTCGTTGCGGGACGTGGGGACAAGAGCAAGCCACTGGCGTGAGGTTCGGACGGCGCCGACGCAACCAGACCACCCATTCGGCAACTCCACCGAGGCTCCGGTCGGTGTCCCAGCGGCAGCATCGAAGGTCAGATGGTATGACCGCGAGACGCGGGAGACGGCCGAGCCAACGGTCCAGACAACGCGCTCTTCGCGGCTGGGTGACGTCGATATCCTCGACGCGACGGCTGCTCCCTTCGACAGGCCGAGCGTCATCTTCGACGTCGAGTACGCGCTGGAAGGGGAGACCGACCCACGCGCGTTCGATACTCGTGGGCACGCAGAGATAACAGACGAGAACGGAGCTCTGCGATGGGCCAAGGTCTTTACGCCAAGTCACCTGTACCGCGGTCAAGCTATCATCACAAACGGCCTGCTCCGGCTGACCATCGACGAGGCCGCGGGCACGATCTCCGCCGAGCGCTGGGATGCGGGGACGTCGTCCTGGACCGACGAGGCACTCGGCGATAGCGACTGGGAGGTCTTCGACGCGGACCTGCGGACCATCGGCCTCGCACAGGTTGGCGGCAAGGTCGAGTTCGTCGATACTACGCAGAGTCCCACCCAGTACCACACGCTCGGGATGCAGCTGGCCCGCGGCAACGAGGACGTCCTCTGGACGACCGAGTCGGGCGTGCCGGGTGGCCTGCAGACGCTGCTCGAGCCAATCGCTGCGGAGCACATCTACGATCCGTTTGGCTCGCTGCAGAGCGCGCCGCAGCGACTCCGTGCTCGCGAGGAGGTCAACTGATGGCGGGCATCAAGCCAGCGCCAGCGACGGCGCTGCGGACGAACGTGGGCCCGGAGCAGATCACGCTGTCGTGGACGGACAACAGTCGCGTTGAATCGGGCTACCGACTCGAGTATCGTCGGCTGTACGAGGGCGCTGGCTGGACGGCTGCTGCCACGGTCGGCGCTGACGTGACCGAGCACACAATCTCGGGTTTGCTCACTGGCGAGCGGTATCAGGTGCGCGTCATCGCGACGGCGTCGACGGGCGAGACGCCTGACCGTGGCGGGCCATCGCCGCCAGCCCCGGGGGCTGCGGGCTACACGCAGGCTGGCGGAGCGACGTACGGTGGCACGGACGGCACGCTCGAAAACGTCCGGACGCTGGCGACGACGACGGTAACGACTGGCGAGTACGGCGGGTCTGCGGCCGGAGAAACGCAGTACGGAGGTTCTTCATAACACATGTACCAGCGACTCAACGACGGCGACGGTATCCAGGCACTGGACGCAAACCAACTCTCTCGGCAGCTGCGCTACTCGGTCGCGGACGGCTGCACGGTCTCGGCGGGGACGAACGACCTCACGGTGCAGGTCACGTCTCCCGGCGGGACAGGCACGGTCATCCTCGACGGCACGCGGATCGACGTCCCCGACGAGGACAACATCTCACTCCCGGCACCGGATGCGAGCAACCCGCGGAAGGACGTCGTCTACGTGGCGGCTGACGGCTCGGTGAACGTCGCCGAGGGAGTTGCCGAGCCAGCCCAGCCGTCGAATGAGATCCGCCGAGCAACGTACCGACCAGCGCCGCCGGACCTGTCGGCGACAGACGCGGTCGTGCTGGCCGAAGTGTGGGTGCCGACCGGGGCGTCGGACATTACGGACGCGGACATCTCGGACCGGCGAATTATCAGCGATGCGGTATTCGACGAGGTGTCTGCGCGGTCGGTCGATACAGGCGAACTATCGAACAACCCTCCGTCGGCACCGTTCACGTGGGAAGGGCTCCCCCGGTTGCTTCAAGACGGCTACTGCGTGTCGTCACTCGGTAATGTCTACGGTCCTGTGGGCTCAGATGCTGATGCCGCACAGAAGGCGGTCGACGACGCCGTGAACAACGGCGCGACAAAGGTTTGGTTAGGGAATGGCGACTTCAACGGCGTGAAAATCAGCACAACAAACTCGCTTCATGCCGAGGTTGTAGGGTGCGGTCGGGACACGTATCTCGATGGCGGCACGTCGGCCCCTGGCCTCGAAGTGGAAAATCCGAATTACGACCAAATCGGGACTGCGAGGCTTCGACTGAGGGACATAGCCGCCACCACGTCGGGCAATTCCCATCCGGGAATTAGGTTCGACGGGGCGCACGAGGTCTGGGCTACGCGGCTCATGTCTCAGTCCCCGGACGGCTACGGAATCCACATCGAGGACAGTCGCAGACTGTGGTTAACTGACTGTTTCTCAGAGGGCAGCCCGACGAACGCTCTTCGGGTCGATTATATCGGCAACAAGACCCCGGGCGGAATCGAAGCGAACGGCGGTCTTCTTCAAACGGCCGATGATTACGTAATTGAACTCAACGACCCGAACGCACCGAGTGGAGTTATTTTCGACAGCTCCTTCGCGTGTGGTGTGGATTACGACCAGGCCAATTACGGTTGGCTGAAATCGAATGGCGGCACCAACAACGTTAGCGCAGGCGGAGGTGGGGGTATGCAGTCCGGCGGCCTGTCAACGACATCAGACGATGATATCGCTACCTACGGGCTGAGCTAATCTGAGGCTAAATCTAACAGCCAATGCACGTTACCACTGAAATAGAAAAACACAGCCCGTTCAATTAGCGGGTTTAGTGTGCGTGACGGTGCTTCGAAAACGTCGGTATCTTACTCACTCTTGACATAGATTCATGCCAGTAACAGCAACGACAGAGCTGCCCGACGAGGACCAGCCACAGCTGGGGAACGGCGTCGAAGACGAGGTCGCCGTCGACCGCGAGAGCGCCGTCTCGAACTACGGCGACGTTCGCATCCAGATCCGCGAGACGGGGCAGTCCTCCTGGGACAGTTCGGCGACCGGCTTTGCGGAGTTCCTCGGCGCCTTCGATACGCTCACGATGGAGTTCGTGGGTAGGGAGGATGGCGAGCGATATGAGGTCCGCGCGCGGACAGAGACCGAGCATGCCATCGGGGCCTGGACGTCGCCGGTCGCGATTACGACCAAGTTCCCCGGCGCGACCAGCTTGACCGTCGGGGCGATCGGGCAGACGACAGTCGACCTCTCGTGGACGGACAACAGTGACAACGAGGACGGCTTCCGCATCGAGGAGCGGCGGCACTACGACGACGGGTCCGTCGGAGCGTGGACAGTCGGCGACCTCGTTGCGCCGAACACGACCAGTGCGAGTGTCGACATCCTCCAGCCCGGCCGGACGCATGACATCCGCGTCGTTGCGTTCACCGAGCACGCTGAGGCCGCAAGCAACGTCGAGACCACAACAACGACCGGCTCCGGCGTTCGGCAGACGCGCGTCCCCAGCAGCGGCTGGTACGTTGAGATAGAGCATCCCAATCGTGACCAGCCGCTCACGCCGCGCATCCTCGACGATCCACAAATCCAGCAGCAGGTTAACGGCCTCCCGACGCTCCGCATCCCAGTCCCGCGCGACGACGTCTGGCAGCGCGAGTCGTTTACCGATGCACCGATGCGCGTCTGGCGAAACGGCCGTCGGCAGCCTGTCGAAGAATTGCAGGCCGTCGACACGCAGGCCGACCGGACTGTCCTCGAGGCCGTTGGCGGGCTTGAGTTGGAGCGTGGCATCCAGACCCAAGTCGACCAGCAGCCAGTCGACGAGTTCGTCCGCCAGCAGGTCGCCGACATCACGTCTCTGGCGACGACCGTCGATGATCCGCAGGCGACTGTCACCGGCGATAAACTCCTTCAATCGACGGTGTTCAACTCCTTCGCGGAGCTCATCGCCGATACACTCGGCGAGACTGAGCCCGTCGGCGTGGTTGCGGGCGCGCTCCAGCCGCTGCGCTCGTCGTGGATGGCGACCGTCCGCAATGAGCAACTGGAGGGGGGCTACACAACTGTCACCGACTTTAGTGAGTCCGCTCCGAACTACATCGACGGCGAGGCGGCTCGTCTCTCCGGCGCGTCAGCATCCTCGACACTGCAGAGTGACGAGGGGCCGAGCTACACGCTCCCCGGCAGTCGCGTCGGCGTCGCATACCACAACGAGTCGCTGTCGGGGTCGGGCGACGTCGGCGATCTGCTGCTGGAGTTGGTCGTCGACGGCGACCGCTACACTGTTGACGACGTCGCTGGCGGGACTGGCTGGACGACAGTCACGGACTTCGGCGCGCCGGACATCCCGCCCGACGCGACGGTCAGCATCGAGTACAGCGTCGCGTCGAGCTTCGACGTGGACTGCGACGCGCTGGTGCTGTACGATACCAAGCACAAGCCAGACTTCCCGGCGGTCACGTCCAGCCTTGAGCCGCTTGACGCCCCGCGGCCCTACCAGCCGATCACGGTCTCGTCGATTCAGTCGACGCCAGCGCTGTCCGTCACTGCTGGCGAGGTCGTGCTGGACATCGACGACACGAGTGGCGCACAGGCGATTGAGGTCAGCAACGACGGCGGCACATCGTTCGCATCGGCGTCGAACACGGCCTCGTTCAGTCACGACTTTGCGGCACTGGGAGCGAGTCTTGAGGCCCGCCTCACGCTCGATGGCTACGGCTCTCGGGGGCAGTCACCAGCGACTGGCTACCTGCCACAGCGCGCCTCCAGCTACGAACTCTCGGCTGACCTCGAGGACACGCCGCTCGTGTTGGACCAAGTCTACGACCAGTCGCTGTTGAGCGTCCTCCAGGACCTGGCCGACTACAGCGATTCGATCTTCGAGGTTCAGTGGGACGCCAGCGCTGGGGAGCTGTCGCTGGAGTGGACGCGACCAGGCCAGCGCGACCCCCAGAGCGCCCAGCGCATCTCTCCCGACTGGTCGACGTCGAAGAGTACGGCAGAGCGGCCGGACATCATCCGCGTCGAAGGGTCGGCCGTCGACCGCGAGGAGACCATCTCGGCGACTGTCGGGTCGGCTGTCGCCCTCTCAGAGCGCAACCTCGTCTCGGGCAGTGAGCAAGTCCAAGCCGTCTCCGATGACACGGTCTACGAGCGCGGCAAGGACTACGACATCAACTGGCTGACCGGCGACGTGACCGCTCTCTCAAGTGGCTCCATATCAGACGGCGACGAGCTGCGCGTGACCTACCGACAGAAGCCTGCGTACGAAGCGTCGGTCGGGGGCAGCGACGGCGGCCGCAAGAAAACCATCCAGCTCCCCGGGCTCGTGACCGAGCGAGGAGTCGGCATCGCTGCCCGACGCATCGCTGGCGAACTCGACACGCCACTCCGCGAGGCCACTGTCACGATCCCCGTCGACGAGGACTGGTCGCTGGTCAACAGCATCGACCCCGAGGCAGTCCCGACCGATGGCCCGCTCGACGTCAAGTCTGTCGAGACTGGCGCTGGCGATGTCGTCTTGACGCTGGGGTCGCGCGACACGCTCGGCGACATCGTCTCGGACATCCGCACCAAGCTGTCGAAGACAGCCGAGCGGAGTTAACGACCCACCCCACCGTTTCCGCTGTTCTCATCAGACCATGATACTCGAAGAGATGATCCTTTCAAACCCGGTAGCTGCATCGGCACTCACAATCATCCTCATCATCGCGGTCGCGTACCTCCGCAAGGTCGGCCCGCGGCGAGCAATTGCTGCGGAAACCGTCCGGAACATCGCTCAGCCGCTGGCAGAGCGCCGGCTCTCGGACGACATCCGGAAGCTGACACGACGTAAAGCGCTCCCTCACCACAGTGGCGAGTACGTCACCAGCGTCGACGTCGGCCTGCTCACGCTCGCGAAAGGGCTCTGGTCGTTCGGCTTCCGCTGGAATCCCATATCGACGAAGAAGTATCGAGTCATCGACGGCTCGAAACAATACGCCGTCCTCTCGGTCGCGCTGCGGGAGTCATTGGTGGCCGACGCGCAACTCCACGCTTACGTCTTCCCCGCGCCGCAGTCCTCAGGCTATGACGTTTACGCCCATCTTGAGGCGAACGTGACCGACCCTGCCGATCACAGTGGCGGCGGGGAGCAAATTGCTGGTGACCCTGACGGAGCCCTTCTCAACGCGCTTTCCGAGGCCGATATCGGACACGAGCGACGCCCCCACTCCCCTCCGGCCTGACCCTTAACCAACAGTTCTGCAGGTGGCCGGTGCCGTGTTGGTTAAGACTCCAGACTCCTTTTCGCACCTCTGTCGCGCTTGAGATGTCCTGACCGAGCCGCAAACAGTGGCAACACTTGGCGTTCTTTTCAATTCCACAGAATACTACAACAGAGGAAATCCTAAATTTTCGTTTCAATTCCACACAACATTGCGTAATGAGCCTGCTTGGTAGCTATTCTGCAGCTAAACCAACTGTGGAATGGCTTGAGAACTCTACGACGGGGGTCTGAACGGGGTCAAAAAAGTCCAGTAAAATAAGGGGATGGCGCGGTGGAGATGGGTGATGGCGTGGCTGGTGAGGTGAGGTGTGGGTTGTAGACTTACCAGTCGAGTGAGGTGGCGTCGCGGCGCGTGATAGATATCGGACACTCGTCGCCGAGCGTGTGACGGTAAAGCCAGTCGAGGGTGACGAAGTCGGCGATGGGCCAGTTAGGGTCGTTGCGGTAGGCGGTGCGGACTTGCTCGCGGGCCCAGCTGATGCGAGGGTCGGAGTCGAGGGGGCCGTTCGGGAGGCTGCCCAGGCCTTGTCGGTGGTAGTAGCTGAGGACGTCGTAGGCTGCCGCGCGGTCCTCAAAGGCAAGCCAGGCGAAACCCTTGTCGGCGGTAAGCTGACTGAGTTTGTGGTAGGTGCTCCTGTGCAGGTCGGTGTTGTTGTGACCGGTCACGACCTCGCAGTAGAAGGGCCGGTCAAAGGCGTCGATATCAAGCGCAGAGGTTGCGCTATTGTTTGGCATTACGCGTCTACCGACGACGTCGACGTTGAACGAGCCACACTGTTCATAGGTGGACACGGCAGCTGTGAAGACCTGTTCGATAAACAGCGCCACAAGACCAGCAGTCAGCCGGTGGCGGAGTTTCTCCTTGCGGTCGCCGCGCGGGTCCGCAATTTCGTCGCGCCCGAATGCGAGTGTCTTGCCCTTCTGCGTCGGCGCGTACCAGACCTTCTTCCGAAGGACTCGCTGCGGCGCCAGAAACTCTGTCTTGTCGAACCAACTGTGGTCGTGAAAGCGGCTGAAGAATCCAGGGTTACTGCTGTCGTTAAAGAACAGCCGCTCAAGTTCTCCCATCGGGAGGTCGCCGAGAAACTCATCCCAAGCAGGGCACTTGTCGGCAAGCAAGTGAACTCCCTGAACGCGCTGACCATTCCAGAGCCGGATAATGCGGTCCATCGCTTCGACACGCGCCTCAGTGAGAGTCATCCCGCCGGGGTCCGTTTTGGGAGGGCTGTCGTCACGTGGGTTTCTCCGCCCCAGTTCGCTCGGTGCCGGTGGGTCTGGGCGGTCGGCAGCAGCCGAAGGCGGGTTTCCTGGCGAGTAGCCATACTTCATCTCGTACCAGTCGTCGGTGACCCAAGCGACGCCAGGCTCGGGAAACGCCTTCTCAACACGGTTGAGCTCGTCCACCGGCGTTGAGGCTCGGCCTGGGTCAAGCCCGTATTTCCTGCCCGCAGACCGGTCCAGCGGCCAGACGTCAGGATCAGGGCCGTCAGGATTCGGATCTAAGTCGATAAAGTCAGCTGGGCTCTCGCCACCAGGCGGAATACTGTTCGTCGGGTTGCTGTATTCCGGCTCGTTGATGATCCAGATGTCGTGGCCGTCGATATCGAGCGCTCGAGCGCGTTCCCTCCACCCTGGCGCGCGGTTCTTAGCCTCTGCAGTTGGGTACGGATCCGGCGGCATACCTCCATGTGACAGTCGCATACTATATAGAAATGATTGGTGGTGCAGCGAAGGGTTCAGTCGGATTTTTCACGCACGAGGGGCGTGGGCGCGTCAGCGTGACCGCGCGACCGACGCGTCCATCTTTGTGCAATGAACAAAATATCACAGCACTTGGACAGCTGCATCGCTCGCCGCCGGAGGGCCGTCTAATGGCCTCCGACTGGCAACATCATCAGCGCGTCGACACGGTCACTCACTCCAAAGAACACGCCCTTGACGAACGAGAGTTCGAGTTGCTCTACGAGGGAGCGCAAGAGATCGGCGGCTATCAAGGCCTCGAGGCACAGTTCGTTGTTCTGGTTGCTGGTCGCCTCGGACTGCGCGCTTCAGAGATCGCCCATCTTCGCGAGTCTTGGGTTGACTGGCGTGAGGAGCTCATCGAGATCCCCGCGCATCAAGACTGCGACAAAGGCGCAGACGGGTCACTATGTGGCTCGTGTCGACAGCAAGTCCAGCAGACGGTCGAGTACAACGACGGCGTCTCATGGGAAGAAGTCGCGCCGAATTGGTGGCGTCCGAAAACGGAAGCAGCCGTGCGTGGCGTTCCGTTTGGCTGGAACTCCAGAACCGAGCTCGTAATCGAACGGTTCTTCGACGAGTACGACCGCTTTGAACGCTCCTACACAGCCATCGGCAGGCGCGTCAAGAAAGCCGCCCAGAAGGCCGACGAGCTCAACCCCGACGACGTCTACCCACACTGCCTGCGAGCGTCATCAGCCACGCATTTGGCTGGCAAAGGTCTTGGCGCTCATGCACTCTGCTCAATGTTCGGGTGGGTGTCGTTGTCGACAGCCGAAGTTTACATTTCCCGCTCGTCAGACAACACAAAACGAGCACTTCGTGCAGCCCACTCGCAGTGAGTGTCGCTTCTCTTTTTTGCTGAAGAAAAGAAGTTTGGTGTTATCCTCACAGCTAACTGTTGGTTAGATGTGAATCTGACACCATTTTACCGGAAACCCGGTGTGCAAGCCGCTCGGCTGTGCGACGAACCGAATCTGTGCGCTCGACCCCAAGGGTTGACGGCGGACATCCACCACTCTACACGGCCGTTTCCTATCACACTTCCAGAGAGTTAAACCGCATGTCGCAATACGGAATCTTAAATTTGGAGTCACTCAAGCCCGAGTTCGTCCTCCACGGTTGAGTCGCCGAGCGCGGCCCGGATGACTGCCGGATAGAACTCGTTGTTCTTTGGGAGATCGTCGCCGTGAGCTTGACGCCACTGGACGTTCAACTCCGAATATCGCAGCTGTAAATCACCGACGAGCTCTTCCGGGAGGTACATGTTCACGTTCTTCCGCTCGCGAACTGTGTCGCCTGACGTCTCGTCACTCTCTGCCGTCTCTGTTGTCTTTGACATCTTTGAGGTCTCTGAGTTCTCTTCCATCTCTGCTGCCTTTTCGGTCTCTGAGTCGGTTTCGTCTTCGTCTGAGTCGTAGCGGTCCTGCCACGGGTCCCGCTCGCGCTTCTCACTCATCGCCGTACTCCTCGAGGTGGCGACCGACATTGAGGTACACGTCCTCCATGTCGCACTCCTCAGTGTGTTCGAAAATCGAGACGCCGTTATTCCAAGCCCGCTGCAGCGCGACACGCTTTCTGATCTCAAAAACAGCACAACCCTCTTTGTCCTCAAAGACGTCTCTGAACCACTCCATCATCTCCTCTGCTTCGCCGTCCACCTCAACCTCGTTCGCGACCAACGCGAGTTCGTCGACAGGCCCGAACGCGGATTCGATACTCCGGAGTTGCTTGAAGAGCAATTCGACCGCGCGGATCGACGTCGACTTCGCCTGTGCGGGGATCAGCACATTCCCCGTCGCGACGATTGCATTGTCGGTGAGGACACCAAGGTTTGGTGGACAATCGACGAGGACGAAATCCCAGCGGCCGTCGGCGCCGTCCAGAAGCATATCGAGGCGCTCCTCGCGCTTCATCACGTTCGCCAGCTCGTCCTCGGCGTTGATCATCGTCATGTGCGACGGGACGACGTCGACCTCGTCGTGCTCGACGACCAACTTCTCGAGTTCGTCCATCCGGTCGAGATCTGGGAGGACGTCGAACAGCGAGTCGCGGTCTGGGTCGTCGTACAGGTCCGCAAACCCCAGTCCTTCCGTGGCGTGTCCCTGCGGATCCAAGTCTATCACGAGGACATCATGCCCGAGTTGGCTGAGCGCGCCTGCGACGTTTAGGGTGGTCGTCGTCTTCCCTGCGCCGCCTTTCTGGTTGGTAATTCCAATTCTCATATATCTCTCTGAGAACAAAGACCTCGGAAACGTCATAAAACTGCGTCAGACGGTTAACCAACAGTCTGGCCAGTATCGACATCGGTGTTGGTTAAGAGAACGCCTTAGTTCATATGATTCGTTAGAACAGCCTGGACTGTCTCGCGTCTCCTTGTTTTTCTGGCACCGCAAACTTTGGGAGGCCTAATTTAAGACCAGATGGAAGAATAGCCGGTGCAACTTTGTGAAATGGTTTTGATTTGTCAACCCAACCACCCCCGCCGTCGTCAAATAGCGATATTTTGTGTGCCGTCCCGATAGCACGGCCATCCGTCTCATAGTATGGAAGCCAGACACTCTCACTGTCGGTGGAGCCAGACACAGCATCGATGTAAGCCATTTCACCTGTTTTGAATTCGACGTATTCATTTCCATTACGCGACGTCTTCCGGGTGTCATAGTGGTCCGCATGGAACAGCCAAACCGTGTACAGGCCGTTTCTTGTTCGGTCTTTAGTTCGCTGTCGGAGGTCACGAAGTGATATGTGGCTAACCTGGAGTTCCACGCTGTAGGCATCACCGTCAGTGGTGAAGTGGACGTCCGGAATACCACCATCCATCTCATGCTCGATTTCGACGTCGTCGATATCTTCGTCCGAGCGGAGAGTTTCGGCAATTTCGTGTTTGCCTTCAATGTGCGCCTCCGTCTCTTCGCCGCTGGGGTATTCGTGGCACGACTCGCCAGTGTGCCGAAAGTGTTTTTTGTACTGTGTAGCCTTCCCGCCAGCGACAGTCATTTTCGAGCCGCAATATGGGCACTTATACTCACCATCTCGAACCGCTGTTCGAGCAGTGATGCGTTCTCCGGACGGTGCTGTGGCAATCATCGGCATTACGAGTCACCACCCTCCGACCGTTCAGTAGCCGAGTTTACACAGCGTTCATGAGCTACATCGTAGTTCCCAACAGATACGAAATTATCTCTTTCAAGAACTCTGTAGCCACAGAAGTTACAGACTGCGGGCCTTTCTCCGTAATCAGTCCCGTGCGAAGATTGATCACTCGGCATCGTGCCCCTCCTCGCGGAACAGCTGCAGTCGGCCAGCGTCGCTCTCGGCGAGCGCGTGGATGTCGCCATCGGTGTCGCGATAGCCGAGCACAAGACTCCGCGCGCTCTCGGGCGGCAAGTAGAGGTCGACGTCAGGCTGCATCGTCAGCCTCCTCGTAATCAGTTAGCGCGTTCTGCTCCTCGTTCCATCGCGGGTCGTTGAAATCAGTCTGGTCTGTCATTGTCTTTCCGTGGGTCGTCGACGAACCGGTACAGGCCGCGGTAAGGCTTCTCTACCCAACCAGCACCGAGCAGGCCATCCATAGCGCGGCTCACGTACTGTTTCCGGAGGTCCGTCTCCTCAGTGAACCGCTTGACAGTGGCATATCCCCACGGCTCGTCTCGATCGCGGCCGTCGGTCAGCACTGCAAGGAGTTTCTCCTGCCGGTCGGTCGGGTCGAAGTCTTCATTGACCATACCGGTCGAGAGTGGTCGTTGTCCCATGCAGTTTTTGATACACAGCCCATTACAATAACAGTTACGACCAAACTACTACTGGCTGTTACAACGTAACAACTAAGTAGGTGGCTGATGTACTATGAAGTAGAGACGCAGGGTGCCGCAGAAAGCGGCCGACTGCTCCAACAGTCGACCTGTGTCCTGAGGTTAGGACAATGTCAGCTACGAACGCAACCGACTTCGACGTTTCGACCGACGATGCACAGCTCGACGACCGCGACGCACGCGCCCTTACCGAATACATGACCGTCCTCTCCGACGTTGGCGAGGCCCGCAACGCACCGGGCATGGTCAGCGTCACGACCGAGTCCGGCAGCGAGTATCTCGTCGACGTCCGCCACGAGTCGTGCTCCTGTCCCGACGCAGAGTACCGCGATGTCAAGTGCAAACACATCCGCCGTGCAGAGTTCGCAACCGGCCAGCGCCCCATCCCGACGTGGGCGGACACGGACGCAATCGATCCTCGCCTCGGCGAGCACGTCGAGGGCGGGCCGGTCATGACTGATGGCGGGCGGCTGTTCCGCGAGCAGGACCACGGCTACGAGACCGACGAGGTCGACGGCGGCGTGCTCGTCTACGAGCGCGACAGTGACAAAGTCGGCCGCCGCCTGGTCGGCTTCGCGGCCGTCGACGACTGGGACGCCATCCGCTCCGAGCTGGCCCGCCGCGGCCACGGCGTCGGCGCCATCGAGCACAAAGAGGTCTTCGAGCCCGCGGAGGTGGGGCTATGAGCTTCAACCCAGACGACTACGAGATATCGATCCGTTCAGTGGAGCCGTCATACAACCATACGCTCCCGCGAGACACCAAACGGCAAGACACAGAACACGAGACTCACCTGTCGTCCATCACCGTCGAGGTTCACCTGCGCGCTGCTCGCTCAGCAGACAGTGACTACGACCAACAGTTCGCGGCGAAGTTTACTGTTGACCACGACCCGGGCAGTGTCGCGTTCCAAACTGTCGGTGATGCGTTTGACAAGCGCTCGGCCTTCGACCCCGAAAAGTACTATTACGTCTCGGACTTCGCGGCTCGAGTCGTCGAGTCATGGCTTGAGAGCGTTGGACTTGCCTACGAGCCACCCGCACAATCAGTGACGATGTGGGACAACCCTCCGCAGCCGACAGTCCACACGAACATGATGGTTGCGCCGGAGGTGGACAATGCGTAGCGTGGCAGACCTCTCCGCAGGGACGCGTCTGCGAGCGGGGTCAACCGGTTGGACCTACACAGTCCAAGCCTGCAGCGACGGGCGGGTCGTTTTGTCTGGTCCCCGCGGGTCGCTCGGCGTCGATCATGACGAGCTGCAGCGTGACATCATGGGCGGCAAAGTGCAGGTGATATCATGAAGCGCGAGATCGGCACCCCGATCCCGCAGACGAAGCGCGAAGTCTACGTTCGCTGGCGGAAAGGGCGAGGCTGGGAGCGCGGGGTGCGCAAACGATGAGCGGGGCCACGCCGTGGCAGAAAGAGACCGAGTATCGTTTGGAGAAGAGTGACACACCCGTCGACGTTGACGGCTACAAGATCGGCGAACCCAAAGAACTCGTCTGCGCTGACTGCGGTGCGACGGTCCAGCTGACCGAGGAGCCGTCCGCTGGCATCGACGACCTCGAGCACTCACCAACCTGCTCGAATCGGTTTGCGAAAAGTGACTGGTGGCGCAGCCAGTTATAATCGGTTATAACTTTCACTTTACACGTCGCTCTGATTAGACGTTGATAAGATGCCTAATTGCAGTAGACGCGGTTTTCTTGCCAATTTCACTTTCACTCCGGATAAGAATCAGTTTTTATTCATAACCGTGCGAACATCGCAATCTGCATGTCTCCTGCGAAACAACGCATCGTCGTCGATCGTGAAGTCGAGCCCTATCGATGGCGATGTCCAAACGGCCACACCAGTTGGGATAGAACTAACAGCCACATCTGGTGCCCATCCTGCTCACGTGCAGCTGAAAACGGCGCAGACGTCTCTCCTGAGCACTGGACGCTGCTCGACAAAAAGACCGACACAGAAGTTGACTATACAGACATTGAGGTGAAGTCGTGAGTCAGTCTCGCAATTCCTCCAACGTTTCCTGGAGGTCCTCATCGCCGGCCGTGTCATTAAGGTCAAACTGCTGGGGCGTTGCATGTGCGTATTTTTCGGAGCCGCTGTCTTCTGCTTCGTCGCCCTCCTCGAGCAACCGTTGGATGACGTCATCAAACGAGTCACCCGGCCGCTTCCGTGCATTGAGCGCGGCCCAGGTGTCCTCAGTCACTCGAATGTGCGTGTCGGCCTTTCTATCCATGTCTATACCATGGAGATGGGCGCTTATTAACTATGCCCCATTGTGCACGCAGTATACCATGGTTAACATGGGTTACCGGTGGCTTTATTGCCCCAGCAACACAGTGACAAAATGATGGGGACAGACACTCGCGTTGGAGTGAGCCGAGAAACATGGCAGGAGCTCAACGAGCGCAAAGACGAGCCCGGCGAGACGTTCGACGACGTTCTCCAGCGGCTCCTCGAGGAAGAACAGAACCCATCTAAGTAACCACTGCCTGCACGCGTGGCCCAGGCATCACTTGAGCCCACGCGTGCAGGTGGTTGGCCCCCGATTGCCACGATTACCATGACAACGGAGACCACCAGAATCACGGTCGAGAACCGACTTAAGACTATTCCCACGGCCTCGGAGGGCGATGCCTGATGTTCGCGGCGACCACCCGCGCAGAGGCACTAACCGATGCCCTCAATCCCGTCAGTGCGCTCGTCAACGAGTGCAAAATCCACATTCCAGAAGACTCACTGGAAATCCGAGCGGTCGATCCCGCCAACGTCGGCATGATCGACATGACGCTGTCCGCAGAGGCGTTTGAGTCCTACCAAGCCGACGGCGGCGTCCTCGGCGTCAATCTTGAACGGCTGCTGGACGTCGTCGGCATGGCCGACGATGACGACCTCGTCCACCTCCAGCTTGACGAGGAAACTCGCAAACTCCACATCGACATCGACGGCCTGTCGTACACGCTCGCGTTGATTGACCCCGAGTCCATTCGCGAAGAACCCGACATCCCCGACCTCGACCTGCCGTGCATGACCGTCATCAAAGGCCGGGACATCTCCCGCTCCGTGACGGCGGCCGACATGGTCAGCGACCACGTCCGACTCCACTCCGACGGCGACGCGTTCTATGTCAGCGCCGAAGGCGACACCGACGACGTCAAGCAAACGCTGACGCCAGATGACCTCCTGACGCCAGTTGGGCCGCTGGCGGACGCGGACTCGCTGTTCTCACTCGACTACCTCGAGGACATGGCCAGCGTGATGAGCGCCGACACCGAGGTTCGGATCCAGCTCGGCGAGGAGTTCCCCGTCAAGCTGCACTACGACATCGTTGACGGCGCCGGTCAGGTCACGAACATGCTCGCGCCGCGGATTCAGTCGGAGTAATCCCATGAGTGCAAGCATCTACCTCGCAGGCCCCGTCAAAGAGCGCGACGACTCCGGCGCACCGTGGCGGGACGCCATCAAAGCCGAGCACGGCGACGACTACGATATCATCGACCCACTGGACAAGTACGACCCCGACGACGTCCAGCAGCCGTCGGCACAACAGATCGTCGAGGCAGACCTGGAGATGATCAACGATGCCGATGCCGTTCTCGTTCGTTATGCTGGAGAACCGACATGGGGGACGCCCATGGAGGTCTTCCACGCTGGCCACATGGAGGCAAGGGTCGCCATCGCGTGGACAGCAAACACCCCCGTCTCACCATGGGCGCAACACTACAGCGACTTCGTGCGCGCAAGCACTGGCGGCGCGATGCACGCGCTCATGACCGACATCGACGGTAACCACGAACCCCCGAAATTCGGCCGGGATATTGAGCCATACGACGCCGAGCGAGACGTCGAGCAGGCCTACAGTGAGCGGAAGGCAGAGACAGCAGCAGAGGCGACCAACGCTCGGATGCCCAGCGGCGACGAGCTGGCCCGGCGCCTCGCCGAGGACGTCGCGACGCTGCTTACCGACTCCCGAGAGAGCCACGGCGATGCCGTCGAGAACCAACAGCACATCGCCGATGCCTGGTCGTGGTACCTTGGCGCAGACGTGGACGGCGTCGACGTTGCGCGGATGATGGAGCTCGTCAAGATGTCCCGGGCAGTCGTCGGCGACTACGACCTCGACCACGACCGCGACATCGCTGGCTACGCGAGCATCGCCGCCGCCTGCGCTGTCGCCGAGGGAGAAGCGGACGTCGAGGACATTCAAGAGCACGCAGGTGGTCAACGATGAGCGGGCAGTCGCTCGCCGAAAAGCACGACGTTGAGACCGTTTATCGGACAAAACGCAGTCAGACCGTCCATCTCTCTGATGACTGCAACGGCATCAAGCAAAACACGAAGACGATGCCCAGCGACGCAGCGGCGATTCCCGTCGGATACTACACATTGTGCAAGCACTGTGACCCAAACGCCAAAATCGAAGCTGGCGGCCGGGCAAATGAAGAGGGGTGGCCGGTATGACGGCCGCGACGCGCGTAGGAGTCTGGACAGTCGCGCTCGGTCTCCTCACCGCTGTCACTGTTGGGGTGGTTCTATGAGCACGAAGTACTCCGCGGACTCCGACTCGCAGCTCCTTGATGACGAGGTTGCGATGACCGACCACGCCTGTCTTCGCTATCGCCAGCGGACGCCGCACGAATGCGATGTGCCGCCGCAGGTCGCGTGGCGACGAGGAGAAGACATCAAACATCCGCAGGTGTGCCAGTCCGAAGGTGAAGACGACCCACCAGATCGAGTTCGTATCTATCGGCACGGCGAAGACTGGGGTGTCGCGTTCCTCGTCAGTCAGTACCTCGGCGACGCTGTCCGCGCCGGCGACCTTATCGTTGTGACCGTTATCAACCTACAGGGGTTCGATCACGGGCCCTCGCGGGCGTATCTGCACTCCCACGGGCCTCATTACATGGAGGATGATGATGATTAAGCGCGACGAGTGCGAGCGATGCGGCGCGTTGCTGCGGACTGAACTGAATGGGAGTCTGTGCGCGACCTGTATCATGGAGGGTGGCGATGACTGAGGTCCCGCCGCTGTCGCCGGCAGAGACTCGACGCCGCCTGCCGGCGCTCGAGTTGATTGACAGTGACCGCATTCGCGAGGCGACGTGTGAGATTTCGTCGTTTGCCCCCCAGTACTTCTGGACGCGCCCGGGGTCGACAAGTGGCTACCACAACGTCCACCAGCACGGACTGTGGGCCCACACGCTCAAACTGTCGACCGTCATCGAGCGACTCGCCGACTCCTACACTGAGCGTAACCTCATTCGGGAGGAAGACGTCGACCGTGTCCACGCGGCCGCTATCCTTCACGATCAGCGTAAAGCCGGGATGGACGGCGAGGACACGCGCCGCGACCACGATCTCCGGATGGGCCAGCTCGTCGCCGACGAGATGGGCGACACCATCGTCGCTCGCCTCGTTGAGGAGCATATGGGCCCGTGGTATCAGGGCCCGCCGCCGCAGTCTCCGCGCGCCGAGTTGCTCCACCAGGCCGACATGGTCGCCAGCGACGACAACTGCGACATCGACCTCCCAGGGCCCGTCCCCGAAGAACTGCAGACACACGGCTACCAGGAGGCGAAACTATGAGCGAGGGTGGGCGTTCTGCGGACGGCATTGACCAGAACGTCTGTCTGGACCTGTTCGCTGGACTCGGTGGTTTCTCTGCCGCCTTCGAGGACGCCGACGAGTGGGAGGTCGTCACTGTCGACGTGGAAGAACGCTTCGAGCCGGACATCCAGGCCGACGTACTCAACCTTCGCCCTGGAGACCTGCCGGACGCCGACGTAGTGCTGGCGAGTCCGCCGTGTACGCAGTTCTCGATGGCGGCCAGCCGGTATGAGCGGTTCGTCGACGGCGAGCCACAGACGCCGGACGCCCGCGAAGCGGTCGCACTCGTCTACCACACCATCGGCCTCATCAAGTCGCTGTCCCCGGACTACTGGTATCTCGAAAACCCGCAGGGATACCTGCGTCAGGTGCTCGGACGACCGACTGGCCGCGTCACCTACTGCCAGTATGGAACCGAGTATATGAAGCCGACCGACCTGTGGGGCGACCACCCGCCGATGCGGTACAAGGCCTGTTCCTACGGCGACGACTGCCACAACAACAACACCGACCAAGAGCACGGCGGACAGGGGAACTGCCGGGACGCTTGGAAAGACGACATGGGCGACAAGGTCCGCGACCCGGCGAAGCGGGCGAAGGTCCCCTACGAACTCTCCGAGAGCATCCTGCGGGCCGTCGAGGGACGGCACGAACAGCAGACTCTCACCGCTGTAGCCGACGGCGGGAATCGTTCACTAAGCCCGGCATCTGAGCAGGAGGGCGAGCAATGACGGACTGCGATCCCACGGCCACGATGTTCACGCTCGTCCACGACGGGGTCTCGCAATCCGCTGCCGTCGCGTGGCGCTGGCTGCGTCGCGAGGGTGATGTCTCCGTTAACGACCTCGCCGAGGCGTTCGACGTCTCCTATCCGACGGCGCACAGCTGGCTCACGACGCTCGAGAAAAGGGGCGTCGTCGAAACGCGCCGGACAGTCAGCGACGGTCGCGGGCGAAACCCACTGCTGGCGAGTGCACAAGCACGATGCCCTGAGTGCGGCGAGTGGTTCGATGGGGCGAACGGCGTGGCTACACACATCGGCAGCGCTCATACCGTCAACGCTGGCCAGCTTAAGAAGATGTCTCCCGACGCCGTGGGTGAGGATCCATCACCGCCGCCAGTAAGGGGTGAGCGCGATGAGTAATCGACAGCAACACTTATGCGTCGGCCCTGTTAACACGGTTAACACAGCAGCCGCTCACAACACACAAAACGCCGACCGCGAGAAAACGACCCTGCTGACGACAGGGTCAGCGGTCGGCGTTACCCGAATAAGCATGAGACACTACAACGCCACCGCTGTTAATGATTCCGGTTGTACAGTCGATAAACGAGTTGCTACTCTGGGAGCGGGTCGGTAATGAGTGACTACGAAAACATCCCGGAAACGCTCCGAGATCGCGAGCAGTGGCTCTATTGGAACGGCTCGAACGATACGCCACGAGCTCCGCTGGATAGCCCAAACGCCGAGTACGGTTGTTCGTGGCCCGATCCGGAGACATGGCTGCCGTTCGATGAGGTGCAGGAGAACGCCCAGAAGGTTCCTGACGCTGGCATCGGATTCGTCAACGCGAGAGATAACGACGACTACGCGCGGGGGCTCATCGGCTCGATCGACATTGACGGTGCGGCGGACGATGACGGCCGCGCTCGGGATTGGGTGCCGTCACTCGCACCGTTCTCCGAGCGAGATGCCTATCAGGAGTGGTCGCCAAGCGAGCAGGGGCTCCGAATACCCGTCATCGGCCTCGACGTGCCGGAGTGGTGGTCGGATTTCGACAACATCGACGGCGAACACAAGGGCGTTGAGGTTCTGACAAACAAGTTCTCGACCTACACGGGTAACAAGCTCCGCGGCTCAGGCGATGCGGTCGTGGAATACGGCGACTGGTTGGACGACTGGCTGCGCGAAGTCTACAAGGAGCTTGAGGGCGAGGACCCGCTGGCTGACGACAGTGTCGACAGCGACGCCGACGAGTACACGACAAACGACGAGTGGTTAACCGAGGAGGCGGCCGAGGAGGCCTTGGAGGCAATCAATGCCGACTGTGGATACGATACGTGGAAAGATGTCGGTATGGCGCTGGTCAACCACTTCGGGACTGCCCGCGGTGGTTCGTTGTTCAAGCAGTGGAGTCGTAGCGGAACAAAATGGGACAGCAGCGCTGAAGACCAAGCCGAGCGAATCATCAGCGACGCCTCAAATTACAACTATGACGCTGGCACGCTTGTTCATCACGCCACCAGCCACGGCTGGGATGCGAGTGCGGCGGCACGCGAGTACGGCAGTGCGACACGGTCTGACGGAGGCGCGACGGCCGTCTCACCATCCGAGATCGAGACCGAGCAGCCAGAGTCACCTGATCGGCGCGACTGGACGGTGGATCCTGTCAGTGTGCTGGAGCTCGCAGCTCGAGACCCGCTACACCCGCTTGACTATGATGATGAGGGTGGGTTCGACGGTTCCATACGGGACATCCGAACCGCCGAGCGGGCTAACTACGTCTGGCAACTCGCGAAGAAGACCGGGGATGACGACATCCTCGCCCAGCACAAGGGCCCGATCTATTCTTATCAGGACGGCGTCTGGCGCGACGATGACGGCGAGCGGATGCGCCAGATAGCTGGCCAGTCCCTCGACATCGGGTTCTCAAAAGCCGTTGTCAATGAGCTTGAGGAGCAGGTTCGAAAGGACCGGATGAAGCGACCAGACGAACTCGGGGCGCCAGATGCTACTATCATGTGCGAGAACGGTTTGCTGGACCTCTTGACCAAGGAAGTCACACCGGCCAAGCCTGACCATCACGCGCTCGCGAAGATACCAACAGAATATAACCCCGACGCGGACTGTCCGCGGTGGGAGGAGTTCGTCAATGAGTCAGTGGATACTGAGGAGGAACGGCTGAAGCTTCAGGAGTACGCAGGCTACACGCTCTGGCGGCACTCGCAGGACTTCGGCAAGGCGATGTTCCTCGTCGGACCCACCGACTCGGGGAAAGGGACAGCTTTGAAGGCGCTCAAACAGGTGCTCGGACGAGACAATGTCGCGGCGGAGTCACTGCACGACCTGATCCAAACACGCTGGGGGACGGCACAGCTGTACGGCAACATCGCCAACGTTCGAAACGAGGTGACACCGTCAGGCCTTGGTGAGGTGCAGAAGTTCAAGGAACTTACCGGCGGCGAGGACGAAGTCTCGGCCGAGTTCAAGGGCCAAGACAAGTTCCAGTTCGTCGTCACACAGAAATTTCTGTTCTCGACTAACGAAGTGCCGACCATCCAGAACGCCGACGAAGCGTTTTACAACCGCCTATTGTTCGTACGCTTCCCGAACACTGTCCCACCAGAAGAACAGGACAAGCAACTGCTCGATAAGCTCGCTGAGGAAAAGTCGGGTATTCTCAACTGGATGCTCGAGGGCTTGGAGCGTCTCCTTGAGCAGGGGCAGTTTACCGGCGAACGGACGACGACTGGCAAGAAAGAAATCTGCGACGCGTTTGGTGGTGTTATCGACCGTTTTGTCCACAACTGCCTGATGGTCACCGGCGATGAAGAGGACGCTGTCTCTAAAAGTGACCTGCACGATCTCGCGAAGGCGTACGCTGACGACATTGACAAAGAGCCTGAATGGAACAAGCAGTCCGGCTTCACCCAGCAGATCGGCAACCAGCGCGGTATCAGCCAAGGGCAGAAGCGAATTGAGGGGCAGAACAACAAGGTGTTCGTCGGTGTCCGTGTCAAGCCTGAATTCGTTTACCGGTACGACATGGACATCAAAGCTGTCAGTGGGTCGAACGACGACACACGGAACAACGGCCTCAACAACTATCGCGACGACGACGTCCGACCTGGCTACGATTCCTCACAGGAAACTGACGTCTGCGCGCTCATCCTGAAAACCGTTCGTGCCTACGACGGCGCACACGGGATGCCTCACGACGAGCTCGTTGACGAACTCAACAGTCGCGGCCTCGACGAGGACACCGCGGAGTCGAAGATCAGGAAAGTTCGCCACGAGCGTGGAGACATCTTTGAACCAGAGTCCGGCCACTACCGCGTAACGTAAGTCGCCGTTTTTTCGCTTCTGACTTTCCTCGATAGCCGATAGTGTAACGGTTTTTCTGCCGATGTAACGGTCCCCCGTTACAGACTTACCGCCGCGCCGTATGGCTGTTTCTCTATTGTTGTAACGATGTAACGGTTTGCTTCATATCTTTCGCGTACGAGTCGCGCGCACACGCCCGCGCACACACGGAGCCGAAGCGGGACAGAGACCGTTACATCGTTACGCCATCCGCCCACCATTATCCGACGACTCAACGCACGCGCGACCTGACACGCTGTCCACGGCTCTGGTGGTACCGCTGGGTAACATTTAACACGACAACGATCGTCTATTCATATGGTGAGCGGTGGTCTTGCCTGGCGGCACACGCCGTCGGCACCACTGTTTTTGCGAGACGTCGATCGACGAGCGACAGCTGCGGTTCGCTTCCGTTGACGGCCACCGTCTCTTAACCAACACGCGGTCAGGGGGCGCCCTGCTGTTGGTTAAGTATTGTTAACCGGTTAACCACGGCTCCGGTGGAAAACTTTATGCCCCGGGCGCGCGTACGTGTGAACAACTCCCCGACAGTCACGGCACCAGCCCGCGAGGGCCGGTCGCGGTCGCCGCCCGCGATCGCCACGACGACCCCGAGAGTGGGATGAGGTCGGGGGACTCTTTTCGTTATGACCACAGGCATCTACGAGTCAGACGTGCTGGGCGCGCCAGACGTCTGCAGCAACTGCTTTTCGCTGATCAAGCTCGAGCGCATCGACCAGGCGAAAGCGCGCCAGCCCGTGTCAGCGGCGGAGCGCGAGCTGGCCTCGACGTACGAGCGCAACGAGCTGACGACCGAGGTCGGCTACGGGCCAGGCGAGGAGCCGGCGCACTCCGCCGGCGTCTTCTGCCAGTGCGGTATGGAGAGCGCTCGGGAGCGGATCTGGGACGGTGACGACGTCGACCGCAACCGCTTCAAGGAGCTCCTGAAGAACCTGGTCCGGACGCTCGACAGCAAGGGGGTCGACCTCAAGAAAGACGAGACGGCGGCATACGCGCTCGCTGGATACGATCAGGACATCGGCATCGACGAAGCGCTCGCGACGGCGGTCGACGCGGGCGTGGTCGCCAACATCAACGCATGACAGACACACCAGATTTCACAGACCGCCAGCGCGAGTTCCTCTCGCACCTTCCGGCGTCGACGGGGGCGCTGGCTGAGGAATTGAACGTCGCTGCGACAACCGTCGAGGATCATCGGAACGCCATTCAAGAGAAGGGCGTCGTTCTTGACTACGACCGCAGCGCGAATCGCTGGTACATCGCCGACGAGCGGGCTCCGAAACTGCGACGGATATCGACTCAGCACAAGCAGTCGAAGACTCGCGAGGCGAACGAGCTTATCGAGGCAGAGGAGTCGGTCCTTCTTCGCCGCCTCAATCACAACGAACCGCTGTCGGCGCCGCCGCGATCGGAGCCCAGCCACGAGACGTTCTGCGCAGTTCTGGGCGACCTGCACTTCGGCGACCTTGTCGAGGCAGACGACGGGACGGTCCTTTACGACACGGAGACGGCGCGCGACGCGGTCCGGACGTACGCCGAGCAGTGCCTCAAGATTGCGGAAATGCAGTCGGAGCTGGTCGACTTCGACGACTGTTATCTGTTTCTTCTCGGAGACATCGCGACTGGGATGGCCGTGTACGAGGGCCAACATCACGACATCGAGAGCCACCTCGCCGACCAGGTCTCCGCTGGCGTCGACGCGCTGCACGAGCTGGTCGTGACGCTCGCCGACCGCTTCGAGACAGTGCAGGTCCGAGCGGTGCTCGGCAACCACGGGACGGACCGCGCGGCGGCCTCGCGTGGGGCGAATACGGACCTCATCGTCTACCGGTGGCTGGACGACGCGCTCCGTCGCGACGACGTCGACAACGTCGATATCGAGATCGCGGAGGCGACACACCATCTCAACACGCAGGTTCGCGACTGGCGGTTCCATATCCGACACGGCCAGGACGGCCAGCGCCACGTCGACAAGACAGCGGCCTCCGGTCGCGACTGGCGCGGCTGGCTCGAGGCGCACGACTTCGACGTCGCCCTACGCGGACACTGGCACGACCCGTCGGTCGACTACGTCCTCAACCGCTACCCCGTGATCACAGCGCCGAGTCCGAAGCCTGGCGCCGAGTTTATCGAGCGGATGGGGCATCCTGACGTCAGCCGTCGAAAGCATCTCGGCTGGGCGTTCGGAACGAGCGACGGCCGCCGGACGACCTTCGAGTACCTGATTGACGATCAGTGATTTTCATGACCACCGAACTCGCCCTTTCACGACTGCAGCAAGCCGACGCGAACGCCCACGGCGTCGTCCTCGAGACGGGGACCGCCTGGCTCCCGCGGAGTATCTGGGGGCCCAACCGATGAACGACGAGCTGGTCGCGGCGGCCGAAGACGTCGTCGCCGACCTCGCCGAACGGCGGTCGTACTGCAAGTCTCGCGACATCGCCCGCCAGTTGGACCGTGACTACGCGCCGCAGCAGATGTCGCACGTCATGGCCTCACTTCGAGATCGCGGTGTTGTTGAAAAGTGGAATAGCGGGACAACTGGCGCGACCTGGCTGATAACCGAGACGAATGGATCATGAGCCACGCACAAACTCCCGACCGGCCGTGGTACTGCACGGATGGGATGGTCGACGACTGGGTCACGGTCGAGCGGCGCGGTGGGGATCTTAAAATGCTTAAAGCGCTGAAAATCATCCGCGCCATTATCGTCAACATCGGTGTGAGCGTGATCGCGTTGTTCGCGCTGACGTCGGGTGGGGATCCGACAATCATCCCGGCGCTCGCGCTTGTCATCCTCGGAGCGTACAACGGAGTTGAGTACTCCGATTACCAGGCGCTCGTCCAAGCCATCGCTGAGGTACAGGCCTCCGAGACAGAGACCGACACAGAGAATGACAATGCCCGGTAACAAGCTCGAATCCTCCGACGTCGACTGCCGGAAGTACTACCAGTGTGACCACTGCGACGCTGTCCGCGCGACTGAGGAGGGGCTTGAAAACCATTACCAGCTCAAGCACTCGGCCGAGGTGAGCGACGAGTGACCAACCCCGTTATCGCACTGGTCGAGAACCCGTCCGCCGCGCTTGCGGATGCCGGCTGGGCGCTGATTCTGCTGGCGGCGCTCGTCGCGACGTGGTGGGCGGCCGGTCGGAACCTTCTCTGGCTCGACGACCGCTGGCGCGACGGGTGGCTGTTCCTGCCGCCGCTCGGGTACGCGGCCCGGACGGTAGCGCTGCTGATCGTCGTCGCGATCGACTGCTGGCTGCTGGCAGCGCTTGTCGCACTCCTCGGCTGATTATGATCAGTTTCAGTACGGGCCGTTCGGTGCCGCCAACAGCCCCATGCGGTGCCGATACCCGCTCGAGCCGGTCGGTTTTCCACGGGGCTTTCTCGGCCGGCGAGGAGACGCGGCCCAACACTCGTTTTGATACCTGACAGACCATGACCGAAGACATCTGCGGCTACGAAGGGACGCACAACGGCGAGCCCTGCCAGAACTCAGTCGCTGGCGAGAATGGCCGCTGCTACATCCCGAGCCACAACGCCGCGGCTGACGGCGGGGATCCCGACGACGTCGAGAACCCCCAGGGCCCGCCGTCGAAGTTCGATGACGTCCGCGAGGACGTGCTCGAGGCCGCCCGTATCGGCGCGTCGATGGGAGGCTGCGCTCGAGCAGCTGGCATCCACAAGAGCACGCTGTACGACTGGCTTGACGAGGACTCCGACCGCTACAAGCCCGAGTTCCAGCGGAAATTCTGGAAGGCCCGCTGGAAGGGCGAGCGACGGTATATCGAGAACCCCGACGACGTCGACAGTCGGCACGCGCAGTTCCTCCTCGAGAGGAGCTTCGGCTATACGAAAGAGCAGACCATCGAACATGAGGGAGACGGCCTCGGTGACGTGGTCGTGAACTTCACAGACGAGGACTGACATCATGCCAGGCCAGCGCGTCGAACTGGACTTTGAGCCCTACGACGAGCAGCGGGACGTCCTCGAATCGGACGCCCGGTTCCGCGTTGTCGCGGCCGGTCGCCGGTCGGGTAAGACGATGCTCGCGGGCTTCGAGACGGTCCGGCGCGCACTGCAGTCTGGCGGTAACTGGCACGGGTGGTGGGTGACGCCTGGGCACTCGATCTCGGAGACTGGCTTCACGCTCATCGACAACGCGCTTCCCGACGCGGTCGTCGCGAAGCGGAAGAGTTCGCCGCCGTTCCGACATGAGTTTGAGAACGGCGCGCGCCTGGACTACCGGACCACCGACGGCGACGCGAACGTTTCGGTCGGGCTGGACTGGGTCGTCATGGACGAGGCGGCGAAGGGCATCCCCGAGCGCGCATGGACGCAGGAAATCCGTCCGACGCTTTCGGACACGGATGGCGACGCGATGTTCATCTCGACGCCGGACGGCAAAGGGCTGTTCCATGACATGTGGCAGCGCGGTCAGTCTGACGACCACGACGACGTCGCTTCGTGGCGGTGGGCGACCTACGCCAACCCGCATGTCCCCGATGAAGAGGTCGACGCGGCCCGGACTGACATCCCCGACCGCATCTTCCGTCAAGAGTACCTCGCGGAGTTCCTCGACGACACTGGCGGCGTCTTCGACGTTGAGCGCGCGTCGGCCGAGTACCAGCTCCCCGACGGTGTTCAACCAGCGCCGGAGGCCAACCCGCCGTATCGCGTGGCGGCCGACCTCGCGCGCTCAGAGGACTACCTCGCCATTGTCGGGCTGGGCGCTGACGGCACGGTTAGTCATCTCACGCGCGAGCGCGACATGACGTGGCCGCAGATCCAGCGCCGGATTGAATCGGTCGCCGAGGCCCACGGCAACCCGACGGTCGCCATCGACGCGACACGGGACAACAAACTCGTGTCGGACCTGGAGGCCGACGGGATGGACCTCGAGCCCGTGACGTTCTCCGCGCAGCGTAAGCAGAGCCTCGTCGAGAATCTCGCGGCTGGCATTGAGGCCGACGAGGTCACTGTTCCGGAGCACTCTATGCTTGCGACGGAGCTGGGCGTCTTCGAGTTTGACACGACGCGCGCGGGCAACGTCCGCTACGGTGCTCCCGAGGGCCATCACGACGATACGGTCGACGCACTCGCGATGGCTTACGACCTGACGACGGGCAGCGGCGTCGCGACCGCCCGCGCCACGTTCGGCACGGAGACGTCGTCGTCCGATACCACCGACGGCCAAACAGTGGGCGACATCCTGCCCTCAGCGGAAGAGCTTAACCAACACCGATGACTACAGGCCCGCGCTCGTTGGTTAAAGCCCGCAGCGTTGACTGGCAGACGGTCGCCTCGTCGAACGTCCACTCGGCGCTGTTCAACGAGGCCGACCAGGACTTCTATGTCCGGTTCCTTCGCAGCGGTCCGGACGACATATACGTGTACCCGAACCGGTCCCCGTCAGAGTGGGACGACTTCCGGACGGCACTGTCGAAGGGGTCGTGGATTTGGAATAATCCCATCGACAAGGGGTGGCCGTACGACCTGCTGACGACGCGCGACTTCGCGGACGTCGCGCGAGAGGACCTGGCGCCCGGCGTCCGCGACTTTTTGGCATAACCATGAGTCTACTCAATCAACTGAGAGCAGAGTACGAGGCCCAGCGCCAGCGTCGCAACGGCGGTGACCGCGCCGCCGAGACGACTATCGGCGGGGAGACGGTCGAACTCGGACAGTCGGAGACAACGCAGTCCCTCGACGACACGTTCCTCGGGGCGTCAAACCTTCACGGCGTGCCCCGTGGTCGCGAAGCCTGGGACGCGCGGCAGATCGCGGAGACCGCGCCGTTCCAGATGATCCTCAACGCCATCAACGATCAGCTCCTCGGCGGTGAGTGGGCGTTCCCGTCAGATGATGGCGAGGAGGACCAGGCCGAGGCCGAACTGCAGGCCGTTGTCGGCGACGTGCTGGACGGCCCGCATCACGGCGGTCTCGACAAGGACGATCTCGTCGCGTCGTGGGTCTCGGACATGGCGACGGTCGGCAACGCCTACGGCGAGCCCATCCGACCGGAGTCGGCCAGTCTCCCGTTCGTGGCACTCAAGGACGTCGACGCGCTCTCAATCCGACACAACGTCGACAACTCGGGGGCGTTCGAAATACCAGCGTTCTATCAGGCGCCGGTCCGCGCCGGTGGGGCGCTGTACACTGGCGTCTCGCAGGCCGACGTCACGCCTCTCGAGCGCGAGGATCTCTTCGTCATGCGATGGCCGGGCTCGACGCGCTCCCACCGCCTCTACCCACTCCCGCCGGCACTACAGCTCAAAGAGTGGCTGACGATCATCGACGACTCGACGACGCACCTCGGGCGCTACTACAGCGATAACGAGACTCCGTCGGGGATTCTGACCGCCCGCGAAGCGACGAAAAACGACGTCGAAACCATCCGCGACGAACTCGAAGCAGCGAAGGGCGACCCCAGGAGCGCGCCGGTGATTACGGAGGACGCCCGCTGGGTGGAGATTGGAGGGTCCGCCGTGGATCTCAGCCACATCGAAGAGCAGCGCTGGTTCCTCCAGCTCTGTATGGCTGCCTTCGGCGTCCCGAAGACGGAGATGTCGATGGACGAGGAGGTCAACTACGCGACGTCCGAGTCGCAGCTGTCAGTCGTCGCGAAGCGACTGACGACGAAGCTCACGACGACCATATCTCAGGCTATCGAGCGACAAGGCCTCCCGCAGTTCGACTTGTACCAGCAGTTGGACCAGCCGTTCGGCGTCGAACTCCGGCACTCCGACCCACGCGAGGAGCGTGCAGCCGAGCAGCAGGCCATCGAGAAGTGGAACAACGACGCGCTGACCTACCGCGAGTACCGCGAGGCCATCGGACAGGACGCGACCGATGAGGACACGACGGTCCAGATGAACGGGCAAACTGTCGACTATGGCGACATGCCGAAGTCGGTGATGGAAGCGGTCCTCACCGACGCGCAAAATGATGAGCCAGGCGATGCGGGGCCGTCCGGCGAGTAACTAATCAACCGATGACCCCGCCGGGGCGAGGTCCTCCCGTCACGGATTCTACACGAGTGACTCAGACATGACAGACCACGACGACGTACAGCGCCGGAGTAAGCATACTGCCCCCTCGGACACGATCCGCGTTCGCGAGGTCGAGGTGGACGGCGACGACGCCGACGAGTTCGTCGTGCGGATGCCCATCACATCCACCGGCGAAGCACGCGACGGAGAGGCGTTTTCACGAAATCGGGTCGAAGGCTTCCGGGACCAAATCTCGCGTGGTGGGGTCGGCGTCTTCATCGACCACGGGCGGAACGTCGAAACGGGGTCGCGGTACTCGGCGTTGGGAAAAGTTGGCCGGTTGGCCGAGCCAGAGCTGGTCGAGCGCGACTCGGCGACGGACCTGGATGTCGACTTCCGCTTCCCACAGCCTGACGAAGTTGACGATGGGGCGGAGACGCTGCGCGAGGTCCTCGCGACGCTTTACACGCAGGCGCGGGCCGGCATCCCGTTGACGTCGAGCATCGGCTGGTCGGAGGACACGGGCGACCGCGATGTCCCCGGCGACGCGGACATGCTTGAGGCGTCGGTGGTCGGCATCCCGAGCGACCCACGGACGACGACCGCATCGGCCGAGCCAGCCACGCTCGCTCGCGCTGTCTCGGCAGCATCGTCAGATTTCGACGTTGCGGCGTTCGTCCGCGAACTGACCGTCGACAGCAAAGACGTCGTTGAGGTCGGCGGTGAGGAGATCGACATCACGCCGCCCGAGGCCGTCGAGAACGCCTGCGCGCTCGCCCTCTCTAAGAAGGAGGAGTACAGCGACGAAATCGGCGACTGCGGCACGGGCGACGGTGAGGAGACGGCGCAGCGCGTCGTCAACGGCGACCTGACCGCCGAGTACATCGCCGATGAAATCGCGGCGTACCTCGACTCTCATGAGGAGGACGTCGACGGCATCGACCAACCCCCGACGGACTGGGGCGTCGACACCTGGACGGACGGCTGCGGCCCGGTCCAGTTCGCACTCTGGGGCGGCACCGCGACCGGCACCGGCCACGAGTGGGCGACGGGCATCGCGAACGATGTCGCCGAGGCACTGGGCGAGGAGCTGCCGTACCCCGAGCGTGCGGCCCGCAATCTCGACAATCCCGAGTTTGACGTCGGCGACGACGTCATGTGGTCGTCCAACGACACGCCGGTCCACGGCCGCGTGGCTGACATCGGTGACGAGTTCGAGCCCGCTGATGGCGTCGTCATAACGGGCGACGACGGCGAGGCGGTCTACCTCATTCACGAGTACGACGACAGCCTCGAGCCGCCACAGTATCGGCGCGAGAACGTCGCGAAGCCCGAGTCGTCGCTGGACGAGTCCACGATGGACCTCCCGCCGACGGACGGCAACTTCGCAGACGAGGAGAACGACATGAGCGACAGCGAAACCAACGAGCCCGACGAGGAGTCGGGCGCTGACAACGGCGAACAGGACCTCCGCGGTATGGAGGAAAAGATGGACGAGGTCCGTGAGATGTGCGAGCGGATGGAGTCCATGCAGGAAGAGATGTACGAAGAGATGATGGGCGGTGACGGTGAGGACGGCGAAGACGACGGCGAGACGGAGGAGTCCGACGCGGACATCTCTGACGACGAAGAGCGGACTGTCACACTCGACGGCGAGGAGATGGCCGTCGACGAAGCACGCGACCAGATTGCCGACCTCCGCGAGGAGGCCGCCGAGGCGGAGCCTGCCGAGCCGAAGACGCAGGACCGCGCCGAGGCCTCGGAGGACGGCGACGGAGGGAGCGACACCGAAAGCGACACCAGCGGGTTCGGCATGGCCGCCCGCGCGGAGGATTAACATGAGCACGGCACACAACGTTCTGACCGGCGCATCGACCAAGAGCAACGACCAGGCCCGCGAGCTGTACGACACGCTCGTCCGCGCCTGGAACCTTCCCGAGAAGGGAACCAAGGACGGCACTCTCGGCGACATCGACAAAGCTCGTCAGCTGGCGCGCGAGATGTCGGGCGAAGAGTGGCGCGAGGCCTACGGCCACGAGCGCCCGTTCCTCGCCGGCGCGATGGCGGGCGAGAACTACGAGCGCGGGCAGGACGAGGCCGTCGACGCTATCGTCGAGCGGAGCGCCCAGCCTGACGGCGAGCGCGCCGCTATTGATGCCTCGGTCGTCCAGGCGGCCACTCCCATTGAGGTCGACCCGGAGATCGTCACCATCCTCGACGACGCTGCGCCGCTGCTGGACCTTGTCACGATGGAGGCCCAGCCCGGTTTCACCGCGCAGTACAACATCGTCTCCGACCGCAACCAGCCGGTCGGTCGCACGTCGGAGTCCGACGCTATCGACCTGACGTCCAACTCTGACGGCGACTTCACGCTCGACACCAAGCAGCGGGACATGTCCATCTACGTGGACCGTGTCACGCTCTCGGACTTCACCCAGCGCGCCGAGGACAGCCTCGGCTACATGGACGTCGAGGAGACGACGCTCGGCCAGCGCACAGCGGTCTACGGCCGCTACACCGCCGGCGAACTCGTCTACGGCGACCCCGATGTCGGCAAGTCGGACGGGTCCATCCAGGACAGTAACGCGACGTTCGGCATGGCCCGCCTCGCACAGAAGGCCGACAGCAACCTGTCCGACGGCGTCACCCACGTCGTCGACAAGTCGGGTATTTCTACCTCGGGCGACACCCCGCGCCTCGACGACCTCAAGGGCGAGATCACGGACCTCGTCGAGAACACTGGCGCAACCTACGACAGCCTCCGCGCCATCACCTCGCCCTCGAACTTCGACACGTTCGAGAACGAGGCCAACACGGTCACGCGCCTGTCGGGATACGACGAAGACATCTCGTTCGGCGGCCGCGAGATCAACGTCAAGGGCGTCCCGCTGACCGAGACGCGGGCCGTCGGCCGTACCGAGCACGGCGGCTTCTCGTACAACCAGACCGGCGATACGCAGGCGGGCAACTTCGACATCAGTGAGGGCGACGTCATCATCTACGACGAGTCGACGTTCCGCCACCGCCAGCTCGCCCCGCTCTCGACGGTTCCGCTCGGCCGCCGCGGCCTGGCCGACGAGGCCGCGATGTTCGCGTACTCCGCCAACATCGACAAGAGCCACGGCAGCCACCTCAAGTTCCTGCAGGCCTACCCGCAGTAAGTAGACCATGCAGGTCACGCATCCGCTGGCTGACCGGGACGCATCGCCTGCTGCGGCAACCGTCGGGTCGTCAACGTACACCGTCGATGATGACGGCGTCGTCGGCTGTCCGGACGAGCGCGCCGGAGACGTCGCGGGTGCGCTTGCGGAGGCGTACGGCGTCGATCCAGACACACTCATCCGCGAGGAGGGCGGCCCGCCTGACGACGACCTCGGCGAGATGACGCACGACGAACTCTACTCGCTCGCGCAGGACGCTGACGTTGACGGGCGCTCCGAGATGACCAAAGACGAACTGCGTGCCGCACTCCGCGAGGACTAACCGATGACTGGGTACTGCACTCCCGACGATGTCCGCACGGCACTCCAAGAGACGAGCCTCTCGGGGCCGACGAACAGCGGCATCATCACGGACGACATCGTCGGAGTGTCGTCGTGGCTCCGGAAGCAGTCCGGTCGGCACTGGTACGATGCAGACGCCACAACGGATCCACTGTCGACAGGGCCAGAGTCGGCCTCGAACATCCGACTCGACATCCCGAACTCACCACACGCGCAGCGCGGGCAGATCCACCATGGTCGCGACGACCTTCGGTACCCGGTCACGACCGACGGGCCGTACGCCCGCATCCGACTCCCGCACGGATTCGTCGAGACGCTGACCAGCCTCGAGGTCCGAGACCTCAGCGGTGACGTCACGGACTGGACGAGCGACCCCGAGTATGACGAGGGCGTCGGGCAGGATTACTACGTCCGCGAGGAGCAAAAAGAGAATCACGGCGCCTCGTACCTCTACATCCGGGCGGCGGCCATCGGAGCGCGGTACGATTACTCCGGCCTCGTGACCGCGGCGTACGATTACGGACTGGCCGACAGCGAAGAGTCGTGGGACGACGTCCGACGCGGCGTCGCCCTGCTAACCGCGGCGCAGGTCGTGGTCGACGACGACGTCCTGACGGCGATTCCCGACAACGGCCAGCTGGTCGGCGTCGATACGCAGGCGCAGCGCCTCGCCGACCGCGGGATGCAGTACCTGGAACCGTATCTATGAACCTCACACTCGAGCGCGGTTTTGAGGACGACCTCCGCGAGGCTGTTCTGGCCGACGTGGAGCAGACGCTCCGCGATGAAATCGGGCCAGAACTGAAACGGGCCGCTCGGGAGAACTTCGAAGACTACGCCGCGACCAACGACTACGACATTGAGCACATCTGGCAGGAAGCGGTCGGACCGATAGTCGAAGCCACTGCCGACGGCGTCTCCGTCAGAATCGAGTGGCCAGAGCTGACCGCGCTGTTCGAGTTCGGCGTCTCCCCCCACACAATCGAGGGGAACCCGCTCCTGCACTTTTACTGGGAAGCGAAAGACCAGTGGGTCACGACTGAGTCCGTCGAGTGGGGCAGTGAGACGGGCGGCATCCCCGAGTCGCGCGCTATCCGTGACGCGCTGCGCTCAATCCGGCGGGAGGTCGGTAGATAATGGCCGACCATCTGCTCGTCGAGACAGTCCTGTCGTGGCTCGGCAACTGGGACCAGAACAACGCGCCACAGCCGGTCCTGATCGACCGCGACGACGCGGAGTCATCGTCATTCTCCGACCGACAGGTCTCGTTTGACCTGACTGAAAACCACGCTGCCGGCGTCGCCTCAACGCCTGAGCGTGACGCGACGCCCATCGGGACAGGATACGACAACCGCGTCGAGGACGCCGTCAGCGTCCGCATCGAAGGGGCTCACACTGACCAGTTCGGGACTATTTCCGACGCTGGCCAGTTTCAGGACATCGTCGATGAGGCGAAGCGCGTGATTCTCGCCGAGCGCACCTCATTCCCGACCGTCAACGGTGTCGACTACCATTCTGTTTTGATACAAAACGAGTCGAATGTCGCGGCCAACCAGAAGGATTACTATCGGTACGACTTCGACGTCATCTTCCGCGGCTACGAAAATCTCCCCTGACTCTCCTCTCCGTCTCATAGAACTCTACAGACCAATGATCCGAACACAAACCCCCACAGTTGAACGGAGGATAGCACGATGACCGGCGCTGGAGCAGGCTCTATTGCCTGGGCGGCCGAGACGAGTTATCTCGGCGGCGTCTCAGGTACGCCGACGTACTACGAGCCAGGAACGAACGTCCAAGTCAACACGGCCGAACTCTCGCGCAACCTCCTGGCCATCCTCGCCCCTGGCGATGTCGAGGCGCAGGAGTACCTCGCGCAGAACCTCGAGGGCCAGCTGGATGTCTCGTTCATCCTGAAGAACGACGACTTCCATCGGCTGATCTTCAACGACGGCTTTACCGGCTTCACGTCGGGCCTCGCGAACAGCGCCGAGTGGTATCTGGGAGTCGATTACAACGGCGGGACGACCGAGCGCCAGATCAAGGGCTGGGCGCCGGCCTCGGCCAACATTGAGTACAGCGGCTCGACCGAGACCGTCCGCGTGACGCTTTCCGGAGCGTACGGCGACGAGGAGCAGAATACGAGCCTGACCCCCGGTTCAGTACAGAGCGCTGGCGACGAAGTTCCGGGTTTCGGGACCACGCTCAGTATCGCAGGGTCAGACGTCGGCGAACGCCTCCAGTCGGCAACGCTGTCGTTCGAGAACATCGCCCGCCTGCAGACCGGCGCCTCGCAGAAACCCATCGAGGCGGTCCAGGGGAACGTCCAGACGTCCATCGACATGTCGGCCATCTACACGGGCCCGGAGTTGTACGAGCGGGCGCTCGGTAGCTCTGGCGCGACGACTGTTCAGGAGGACGTCGACAACGTCTCCGGGACAGTCACCTTCGACGCAGCGGGGACGACCATCGCTGACTACTCTCTGTCGACGGTCGCGCCGGAGACGTACGACTGGCAGGACCTGATCAACAACGAGGCCGACCTCAATGAGAGCATCAACTTCCGCGGCGCCGGCGTCACGGGGAGTGATCCGACGGCATGAGTGGCTTTGAGAACTATCCACCGTCGACGACACTCCGGCTCGGCGACGAACTCGAGTCGCTGCAGGCTGACGCTGACGACGACGAAGCGGACGTCAGCGAGACGCATATCGAGGGCCTGCAGTGGGCTGTCTCCGAGTTTGGCGAAGATGGGACTGTCCGCGTGGAGGGCTTCACGACGGCCTCGCGCGACCGGACTGTCGACACCGCGAACCGCGAGACGATGGGGCCGGTTGGGCCGTCGGTCCTGCGGACGTGGCTCGTCGCCG